GCGAAACGTGCCATATACCAGATGGGTTGAAGAAGGCGGGCGACATCCACGCTGGGGAACGCCAACACGTTTCCGCGGTTATCACATGTTCAGGAACACTGCAACGAAATTCGGACAACAAAAGCGAGTTGAAAAGATGATGCTCGTCGGCATCAGTAAGACGATGAACTGATGACCCGCGCAGGAGTTCTCTCAACAATCGACTCGCTGATCAGTGGCGTAAGTTCTCCGACATTCACGGCGGTGTATCAAGGCGAGCCGTTATCAATTCCAACCACACCAGTGGCGGCGTTCTGGTTAGAAGCTCACGACGAATTATTTACAACGCTTGGTGATTCCTCCACGACGGCGATGTTCACGATTCAATGCTATTGGAGAATGCAAACATCGCCAGATGTCCGCGAGACTATCGAAGCCGAAGTATGGGATGCGATTGTTAATATTAAGACAGCATTGCGCGGTGATTCTAATTTATCAGGGAACTGCACAGATTCCAGCCCGTTAGATGCAGAAGTGAGTTACGAAGAAATCGGTGGGAATGTTTACCGCATAGCGACTATTCCTTTCGAAGTTGAAATCTATGGAGAAATGAGTATTACCCCATGACAAGAAGAAGATCAGATAATGGCCAGTTCGTCGATGTCGGTAAATATCGTGCCATCGTTGGCATTAGCGTAGACGACGAAAACTTTGAAGCAGGGAAGAATTTTGACTTTCCTGCGAGTGTAAAAGAGAGCACGATAAAAGACTTGCTCAAAAGAGGGCGCATCGCAGAAGTCGATGAGGATGGAGATTTAGATGGCGAAAACTAGCGGACTAGGCGTACGAATTTATGCGAACGGCTATGACCTGAATACGGATGTCAACGCGCTTTCAGGTATTGGAAGCACTCAGACGTTGTTGGATGTGACTCCATTATCTAAATCGGCCACCGAGCGAATTATTGGATTAAAAGATTCGACGCTATCAGTTAATGGATACTTTGATAACGCAACAGGAATGGCGCACGATGCGTTCGAGTCCATCGCAGGTGATTCAGAAGTTATCATGACAATGGGAACAAGCAGAGGCGATGCGGCCTGCGGTATGGTCGCAGACCAATCTTCATACAATATAGATCGGTCACAAGGCTCAGCAATCGCTACAACTGTCGAGTTCTCTACGTCCGACGGTAATGGGCTGAACTGGGGAGTAGTCCTTACCGACGGACCAGAACAAACAGATTCATCGGCAGCCAGTAGCGCGTCGGTGGATAATGCAGCATCGTCGAGCAATGGTGCTCGCGCTGTGATTTCCGTCGAGTCGATTGCGTCTGGAAGCGCTGTTATCAAAATACAGGAATCAACGAACGATAGTGCATGGTCGGACATGATGACGTTCAGCACAGTGTCGGGTCGAACAAGCGAAGCGACGAGCATGGAGGGAACTTGCGCTCGATATCTTCGCGTTCAAACGAGTGGAACTTTCACGGATCTTGTATTCGTGGTTCAAATTGCAAGGCTATAGAAAAGGAGTTTACTAATGGCTAAACAAAGTGGATTGGGTGATTACTTAGCTGTCGACGACAGCGGCGGTTCAGCCCGAGATATCAGTAATGATGTGACGAACGCCACGTTCAACAATGGCACATCATTGCAAGAAATAACTGGGATAGACAAGAGCGCGGTCGAGCGTTTGCAACTACTCGGCGACGGGACTGTCAGCATAAACGGCGTGTTTAACTCGGCTTCAAACCTGAGTCACGACGTATTCAAAACACAGTCGGGAACCAGAACGGTCACATACGCCGTAGGTGGCAACACTGGTTCAAATCCAAAATTGGAAATGGAAATGCTCGTTTCGGCATACAATTTAGATCGTGCAGCAGATGGTTCTTTGACATGGAGCGCAGAGTTATCGCTACAGTCTGGAACCGTTCCAACATGGGGCACGGTGTAATATATGGGATTCATTATACCGAAGGCAAAACAAATCACTGTTAAATTGAACGGCGATTACAAAGGTGCGGAATTTACTTGCATCACTAAACCTTCTATGGCTACGATGATCGCTATCACGATGGGCGAAAGCGAAGATGTTGCCGCACCTATGATGTCGTTTGGTGATCTCGTACTAGTTTCGTGGAACCTCGAAACTGAGGATGGTGAAATTGAAGCTAATGGAGATGGGATGCTATCGCTTGATGCTGATTTGTCAGGGGCGATCCTGACGGCTTGGAGTGATGAAGTCGCAAACCCCACGGAATCCGTCAGCGAGTAGAAAAGTGGAAACACGTCGGTGGCGGAATAGATAAAGACGGGCGTGAAGTAGTGAAGCCGCGAGAGTTGGAAATGGCACAGATGATCGATTCGTTATGTGAACGATACGGATGTTTGCCGAGTCAATTATTGGCTGAGGATATAACTGTGTACCAGATCGCCTCGATAGCTGAGATGGGTAGATCCGATGGCTAGAGGCAGCGATATTAATGCTCGCCTGAATTTAGATTCTAAAGGCGCAGAGAAAAAGCTAGACAGCTTTAGTGGGAAGCTCGGTGGCCTCGCTAAACACGCCAAAGGACCAGCTGCGATAGCTGTGGCTTTGACGGCGATCGGAGTCGCAGCTGGAGTCGTTGGAGTAAAGGTATTTAATGCCACTGCACAGCTTGAATTAGGTGCGAAGAAAATTGAAACCGTATTCGGAAAGAATTTACCTCAGATTAGTCAGTGGGCTGACTCGGTTCGACTGTCGATGGGTTCAACTCGTCAAGAAACTTTAATGCTTGCAGCGGGGTTCCAAGACCTATTGGTACCAATGGGATTTTCAAGAAAAGAAGCTGCAAAATTAACTACTGAAACAGTTGGTCTTTCCGCTGCACTATCTGAATGGTCAGGCGGACAAAAGTCTGCTGCGGAAATAGCAGGAATCTTTTCGAAGGCAATGCTCGGTGAACGGGAGCAACTTAAAACTCTCGGTATTTCAATAACCGAACTAGATGTAAAGACCAAGCTACTGTCACGCGGTCAGGAGAAATTAACAGGTAATGCCTTAGCCCAAGCCAAAGCTATCGCTACGCAGGAACTTATTTTTGAAAAGTCCCAAGACGCTCAAGAAGCATTTCGTAAAGGTGGAGATTCATTAGCGAGAACTCAACAGGCATTGTTAGCCACTCTCAAACAAATGAAAGAAGATGTGCTGATCGCGTTAATCCCTGCTATGAAGGAAGTAGGCAATGTATTAAAAGATGAAGTGATCCCACAGCTGACCATAATGGGTAAATGGCTTGGCGAAAACTTACCTAGCAAAATCGACGCGACTGTTAACGCATTAAAGGGGCTAAAGAAACAGTGGGACATCAACACGTTAGCTCAAGAGTTAGCAACTGGCGGCGACACGATGTTTGGAAGCTCGTGGTTAGCGAAACAAAATCAGCTCATTGGTGAGGGAATCACGTTCCAAGCTCAAAAATTGGGAGCTAAAGTAATTAGCGGAGCGACTGGCGGGGCTATAGATGTAGATGATCGAGACTTATGGTACCAAACATCGTCTCGACTCGCTCGACAATATTTCGAAGATCTAGAAGCCCAAAATCTAGCGTTTGAAACTGCAAGAGATTCACTGCGTGAGATGAACGACGAGACAGGTAAACTTGCTCTAGGAATTCACGCCCTTGAACTGCCTGTTACACAATTGACTGAAGCAACACGCTCAACAGTACCGACATTGGTTGAGCATATACGAGCGACTGCCGCCGCAAGGGAAGCGTCTCAGTTACTAAAGACAGCAATGGAGGAACAAACGCACGCGTCAATTTTAGAATATGAAGCAACCACAGCTCAATGGGAAGCAGGGAACGCATTAGTTGACCAAATCAATTTAACAATTGCTGCCGAAAATACTCGAAAAGACGCGCTCGAAGCGTTCAATGATTCGCTCGTTATAGGTCAACAGAATTATCAGGATCGAATGATGAACGCGATGGCCTCTGGAGAAACTAAGCGATTCGACTTCTTAAAAAAGAATAATAAAAAAATAGAAGATAACGTTGTGAAGATGCTCGATGAGATGAAGGCGGCTGGATTTACTAATGAAGATATCGCCCGTGTAGACATCTATGGAAAAGTCATTGATCACATGTGGAAAACCCACCAAGCGGGAATCGATGCGGCGAAAAAAGCGGAAGATGAATTGGCCGCAAAGCGCCGTGCTGAAATAGGTCAGATGGGCGCAAATAATGCAATGCTTCTCACGGCCATGCACGCTTCTTGGGTAGCGGGCGGAATGCAAGGTGTGTTCAATCCCACGCAGCAATTCAATCTAGCTGGAAACTTAGAGGATATTCCGACAGCCCACAGTGGCGGGCGCATCGGTGGACCGATAGGGCGCGAGACTCCGATCATGGCTTTGGGCGGGGAAACCGTTTTGCCTATCGGAGCAAATCAAGGTGTAACCATTAATTTCAATGGGCTTGTCGCAGGCGACCCAGTTGCTATCGGTCGAGAGATTGCGGAGATTGTAAACAAAAGCTCAAGAGCCAATGGCGCGTTAATAAATAGCTCGGCGGTGACATCGTGACCGTAGATATGCCAACATTCACTACCGAAATTCGGTTTGCGGCTGGAGCCAGTTCCACAGGATTTGAGCTTGGCACAGCAATGCTCGGCTATTCCACATTAGGGGACGCAGCTCCATGGACTGATGTATCGAGCGACGTGCGAGATTTTTCTATCAGTCGCGGTAAGCAACGTGAACTCGATGAATATAATTCAGGGAGCTTTAATGTCACGCTCGACAACACCGCCCGAACCTATGACCCGAATAATTCAGGCGGTGCATATTACGGTCAGATAAAAGTTGGGCGATGGATTCGAATCACAGCCACCTACGACTCAACAGACTACCAACTGTATCAAGGGGTCATTCGTGATTGGGCTTTCAATTATAATTTCCCGAATGAGTCTACAGCAATTCCGACAGCAAACGATTTTATCTACGATCTCAATAACATAAATGTTACGGCCACAACATCAGCAGCCCTCAGTGGAACTGTCATAGCTGAGATATTAAACGAAGCTCTGATTATTCCGAGAGATTTAGACGCAGGACAGGAGACATTCCAATCTGTAGAGTTGGTGAGCGCCAATGCGCTCGGAGCCATCCAAATAGCGGACAAGTCTGAGGGCGGTGGATTAAGCGCGGTGTACGCAAATACCAGTAACCAAATAGTGTTTGAGGATCGTCAATCGTTAACCTCGAACGCCCGAAGCAATACATCACAAGCCACGTTCGGCGGGGCGGCGTTACCTGTTGCAGATATTCAGTTGGAATATTCAGGCACGTTGATTAAAAATAACGTATCACTCACACGCATCGGCGGTAGCGCTCAGGTGAGAACCGATACAGATTCAATCGACGATTATGGAAACAGAGCGTTCACGCTTACAGGTTTATATAACAACAACGACGGCAATACCGCTTCAATCGCTCAGTCTTACATCGATGCCTTTGCTGACCCAATTCTACGAGTCAGAAAAATAATTCTGCATCCACGACAGAACGATGCGGTTATGGTTCAGGCGTTGAGTCGCAAGATTCGCGACCGAATTACAGTGACCTATGACCCGCCACCAAGTGGAACAGTCACGGCAGAATATTTCATCTCAGGTATTGAACACCAAGCAAGCGCGCAAAATCTGCGCACGATATTTACATTGGAAAGCACTGAAGGCCGAAGTCCATATTGGGCACTCGGCACGTCAGAACTCGGCACAACGACTACACTAGGATTCTAAGGAGAGAAAAATGGCATGGACTGATGGAGCGGACCAAACTACTGGAACCGTAATTACGGCCACGATATGGAACAACTATCTGGGCACGGCAGGCAGTATTCAGAAAACAGCACCCGCTGTCGTAACGACCGCTGGAGACATCGTCTATGCGACAGGTGATAACGCCATCGCTCGCTTAGCAGTTGGCTCGGCGAATACTGTCTTACGTTCTACAGGTTCAGCGCCCGCATGGGGCACAGTAGCAGCAACAGAAATCACCGCGAATAATTGGAAACTGTTTTATTCGAATGGCTCAGGCGCAACTATAGAATTGGCACTAGCAGCCTCTGGTGTATTAACTGCGAACGGTACGAGCGCCGCCCCTACTTTTGAAGCAGCTGCGAGTGCTGGTAGCAGATCATTTACAGCCGATGGCGCAATAGGCAGCGCGGGTTTGCTCGTTGCACAAAACGCAGATGGCACCGTGTCGACTGTTGCTGATACGACAGCGGGGGGCACTCAAACAACGATGGCACTCACAGCACAATCAACGGTGATGCCATACGCTTCCACATCTGGCTACCAAACGACAGGCGGATCGCTGTTTCAGGTATGGCAAAAAACACCAGACGGCACAAACGTAGACGTCGTGGCAGCGGCGGGGACTATATCGGGATCGACTATTACTTGGGGAACTCAGGTGCTACTAAACGGGGCCTCAACAAATAAGGCGCAAATAGCGGCGACCTATGATCCTGTTGGAAATAAAATCTGGGTGCTGTGGAACACTAACGTCGGAATCGGCGATTATAGACTGGCGACATTTACGATTAGCGGAACGACTGTTACAAAAACAGCGGGCGAAACTGTCTTTGGGGCCAATATTGCATCGTCCGATCAAGGCAGTTGTCGACTCGTCTGGGACAGTACCAACAATCAAATGATCGCTATGAGTGCGGCGTATGGGCTAAACGAATTCGAGATCGCAGTGGTAACGGAATCAGGCGGAACGATCACGGTCGGGTCGGTTCTTTCTACAGCAGTCACATCAGGACTTAGCATGGACGCTGTCTGGGATGCGGTAACTCCACGACTCGTGGCAACCACTACTAACGGGTCGGGTACAGCTTACATCCATTCGTGGAGTGTATCGGGTACAACAATATCTGCGGACGTAACGAACGGTGCGGTCGGTACTGGTTGGACAACACAAAGCCCATCCATGAATTCGTCTATCCTATTAAATAGTGAAACAACTAACAAATGTACCTTTATCTGTGAAGATTCGAGCGGCTACATTGGGAGTCGTACATTCACGGTCGCGGCGGGATCAATCACTGCGGTTACTGCGAAGGTGGCATCAACCGTATCCATTGGAGCAACCTACTACCAACGATTTGGGTGGACGTGGGATTCTACCGCAGAGAAATATTCGTTCATCTATATCAATTCGAGCGGTAGCGTCTTTTTCAACACTATCACCATCGACAATACATCGAGCGTAATTACATTTGATAAGAGCGGATCGGCCGAATCAAATATGAGTCGTTATGTCAACTTTCGCGGTGGCTATCTAGGCTCGGGCAACAGTAACCAAATTCTAAACGGTGCGAGAAATACATCCACCTCAAAGCAAAACTCGCTCCTCGCTATTGTTCTTTCAGGCGGATCAAACGCTAGTAAGTTTATCGGTATATCGACAGCCGCAGTCTCAGACAGCGCATCTGGTGATTTTACAATCATTGGCGGAGTAAACACAGACGTCAGTTCATTGACCCCGCCGAACAATTATTATCTTCAGGGTGATGGCACATTGGCTCTCACTGCTGACTCGCCTGATTATGGGGTAGCTGGGCGAGCATTGTCCGCGACATCAATATTGGTTACTGGTGTAGGCGACACAACCGTATAAGCGATCACAGGTTAGGAGCCGAGTATGAAAATAGTTTATTTAACCCACACGAATCAGGTGTTGTATATGATGCCTGACACAGACACGGTAACTATCACCGCCGAGTCCGTGACGTTGGTGCGCTCGCTTAGCGGTGATGATGTAACGACTGTGCTGACTGATCTTAATAGTGATAACGCGACAACGGCAACACTGACAGCCGAAGAATTTCTGATGGGTTGCGACCTGTCGGCCTTTGTGTATCTGGGGGCTAAATGAGCGAAGAAATCCAAGACCAGATTGACGAAATAAACAACAAGCTGGAGACGGTCGCTCAAATTTTGTATGCAATCCGAACCCAATGGGCAACGGTTATACCAGAACCGCCAACGCCCGAAGCTGAAAAGGAGCCCGAAGGTGGACTTCAGTAATATCAAAATGTCGATCGGGATCGTGGTGGCGATAGTGGCACAGGCCTTCGGGATCATCTGGTACGTCGCTCAGCTGGATTCCACAGTTGGGAATCTTTCATCTACCGTTGGAGTTATTCAAGAGGAACAAACCACCGTCGACATCGCAGTATTGCAAAACGACATCGAAGCACTCAAGGACAAAATCGCCATGACACAGGAAATGGCTCGAATGTACACTGTCGGCAAGGCGTTCGATGCGTCAGATTTAGAGGAAGCGATTGACGAGCTAGACGAGCGTATTGAGGATCTTGAAAAGGAAGATGAATAATAGATACACTATTGGTGACGATTTTAGTCTTACTGATAGTTGATTGGATTACTGAACATGGCGCGTTTACGTTTTTCTGGAAAACTGGATGGAAGCACTTACGACGGAATGCCCGTCAGTGGGCGCGTCACTTCATTCTACGGAGTTGTCAGGCCAGAGCTAAGTCAGGGCAAGGGACATTCGGGTGTCGATATTGCCGCCGTTGAAGGCACACCGATTCTCGCACCAATGGATGGAGTAGTTAATGACAGATTCACAACAGAAGAAGCGCAAGCGTGGCGTATTAACGTGGCTAATATATTCGGTAATTGCGTCATGCTTCGCCATGATGATTCTAATGGCGACCTACTCGGGTTCACAATATATGCTCACATGGCTAGTGAGCCGCAAGTTGAACGGGGTGATTCAGTCGAAACGGGCGACCTCTTAGGCGTGATTGGAAGTACAGGACAAAGCACTGGTCCGCATCTTCACTGGGGATGTACAGTTGCGAATAATCCATACTTCTCTAGGTCAAAGGGACTGAATGATGCGTTTAACTTTTTAGAAACCGACACCGAATCAGTATCGACCAAGCAAGCAAATTATGATGAGCAACAAGCAAACGCAAATGACCTGATTGATTCAGGGCAAAGCATAATGAATGATCTAATAGACACGCTACAAGGCAAAGTCGAAGATATGGGAGCATAAAATGTTACAAGATAAAAAAGCATTGACTGATTTGGGAGAGCGATGTGTCATGACGTTCGCACAAAGTTTTCTGGCTATTGTTATGGCTGGACCAATGGTAGGAATGGATGCCGACATATTGAAAGCGGGGGCTGCGGCGGGCATCGCTGCCGTGTTGTCAGTACTTAAATCATTCATCGCTTCTAAAAAAGGCGACGGGTCTGGTAATATTCTTACATGAAAAAGTTCCTTACCTTTCTAGGGAAAACCTTTTTCATACCTCATGTACGTCTGGGGAATTTGCGTCTACCTACGTTCAAAACCCCCGAAGGCAGGTTACGATTCCCTCGAATCGGTGGCTACTCTCCAGACGTACACATTCCGTCTATCCGCTTAAACATTGGAGCGATGAAGATACATGGCGGGATTCTCCGTGTAGGTTTGACGGGAATGATTTTCGGTGCGGCTGTGATCACGCTCGCAATTTTCTTTTCTGTTAAAGGATTGAACGCGGCTCCAATTTGGCCTCAGCCCGCGTTGTATAACGCGAGTCTCGTTGAGCCCGATAGCTCAGTACAGGTCGGACAGGATTGGCAGCAATTTTTTGACGATCAGACTCCTGCCGAAGTTCGAGCACTTCAGACAATGACGCTTCAGTTAAATTTATCGGCTGCGCGAGCGTCTGACATTACGCTTTCAGGTCTTGATATTGGTAAGGCGTCAGGATTAACAGATGCGATTCAGATTGTCGGTTCCACAGGCGGCGGTCATAATTTGGTATGTGATGAGATTATTTTTGACGGACTTGAGGCGACAATTCTCCATCTTGGCAATTCGGAAATCTACACGCTAAATATCACGAACGTAGTTGCTGACGGATTATCTATCAGCCCGACGCTATCGAGCACTCCAAAAGATATTGTCGTTCAGTCCACCAGAGGCACAGTCTCCGTTCCTGCGGTTACAAATTCCACATATGACAGAATTATTATCGACGTGCAAACAGCCGACGGGTTCTGTCGCAAGCTCACGATCTCAGATGTAAGTGCATTTGGCGCAGGAATTAATCTCGACGATATTCATGCGGGTACGCTTACCATTCAGAATTCAATTATCGGAAACGGAACTGGTATCGACGTGGCAAGTTTCACAGTTGCCTCAACAACTAAAATTCAACAACTCAACGCCACAAACAACCTAGAACGCCCTGTCTCGGTACAATGACCTCTGAGGCGCCACAGGAGCCCATTGCGGAGACATCTGATGATGTGAAGAAGCCATCAAATGGCACAACTATCACGGGCTCTCAATTATTAATCGCAATACTATTTACTCCGTGCGTAATTACGTGGCTTGTACTCGCCGCTCGCATAATCTGGTCGGCAAGTTCAAATCCAGAAACGCTTGACAATATTGAGGGATTACTCACCGCCCTCGCGGTGCTCACCATCCCGATCAGTCAAGGCTTGAATAAATTATGGGAAGCATACGGTGAAGAAGGCCGCAGAGTAAATGACGATAAATAAAGGGAAACAGCGAAAAAACATCGCTCTGTGCGTGCGATAGCGCGGAGTTAGCAGGTGTAGACGTGTGTTTATACCTTTAGAAAGGATTTCAAATGTACGAATATCGAGTATTTCTAGATCGAGTGGTTGACGGCGATACCGTCGACGTGCATATCGATTTGGGATTTGACGTGCGATTAACTGGACAGCGGATCAGACTGTACGGGCTAGACACTTGGGAAAGCAGAACCAGAGATCTCGAAGTCAAGGCCAAAGGGTTGTTGGCAAAGGAATTCACCAAACACATGGTTGAAGATGCTGATCAGATAATTTTAATTTCGCATGAGCGGGGAAAATACGGAAGAATTCTCGGCGAGCTTATCTGTGATGGAGTAAATCTAAACGACGCGCTGATTGAGCATGGGCACGGGGTCAAATATTTCGGCGGGAAAAAGACGTTGAAAAGTTAGACAAAATAGGCGCAGCCAGTTGGGCGTGAGAAACGATGAAAAAACTCATCGCCCAACCAACTACTAGAACAAAAGCAGTTCGACAGAAAACGAACTGCTCTTATTGTAACAGTGATTACAGAAAGCG